GGGAGAGGCACTGCCCGAGCCCAAACAGCCCAGCGGGCGAGGGGAATTACCCCTAAGTAAGCAATGAAGCGCGATCCAGAAGGATGGTTTATACACACATCCTCTGTGTCGCTCAACGAGGCTTACACTCGCTTTTCCGCTTAAGGTGTTCGGGAGGTTCTCTCCCATAGGGGTGACGTTTTAAGTCACCCTTAAGGCGGCCAGTTCGGCCGCGACCCAACGGCGTTTCATTGCGACAGCGCCGTGCTGTGCGGATCTCTCCAGATGAAGAGGATCCAGGGCCACTTCGCGATCAATTAAGTCGACAAAGTGGTCCCAAGTCCTAATCGGACGCGTCTGCCAGGGCATGGAGTCGTTAGATTCCATCCTTAGTAGACACTTCTGGAGCGCAGCGTAACCATCCAGTGGATCAGTGCGATACACTGGAGCTGGGACCCAACACCTTATCTCAAGACGTTGGTAACGTTTGTTCCATCTATATTTGATGGATGAAACGTCCCAGAAAAAGTTACGACCAAGTGCAGGAGATGTCTCCGGTACCGAGGGCATTGGCCCAAGGATCCTTTCAAGCCGATTAAAGGCTTGGAGGGCGGTGCGGATATAACCACGTTTGTAAAAGTGGTTTGCCGACTCAACCCATGATAAAATCTCACGCACCTGCCGCCTGTTAGAGGGCAACGCCGTACCCACGTAAGTTGGTGTTACCAACGAACCCAAGTACGCGTCAACTCCACAAGATTCTCTAAAGTTTCCACTATAGAAAGTCTTGCGTTCGTTCGGTCTGCAGTTGTACATTCGCAGCCGATCAATAACAGCAGTCGCTACGTTCGAGGGGACAATTATGTCATCCCCATAAACATAGACGTCGCGAGAGCAAAAATAAATGCTCTCACGACTTACAGGAAGGTTGTACTCTCCTAACAAAGCAATTACACATATAGTGTAAAAGTACATTGCTTCGATTGGAAAGCACAGAGCGCTACCCATAGATGCAAATTTGTTCAACGGGCCTATTATGGTTCCGTCTGGCATTTCTGCACGTGTCGAACGACATGCCTCTATAAAATCCCTTAAATCGGGATTCCCTCGAAACATCAAAAGGGCCAATGAAAGAGGAACTCTGTCACTAGCATCTTTCAGATCGATCGTTGCTAATCGACCATCGTACGAAGCACTCATAGCCAGGCTCTGGTTGACTGTCTGATCCCGGAAATTAATCCGGCCAGCAGTCAACCAGTGTGATTCGATCAGCGAGTAAATCGCGCGTCGAATCCCTTGCTGTGCATATTGCATACAACAGGGCTCTATAGCTATGATTCTGGGTCCTTTGAGCGTCTTGGGGACGGGAGTAACCCTAACGGGCTGCTCATCGTCCTCAAACACCACTGAAACCCGCTCGAGCTCACTACTACCGCGATGCAGCTCCCCACAAGAAAGGGGATAAGCACCGTCAATAATAGGTAGATAAGGCTCGAGCCGGTGATGCCAATACTTCCAATTGAATTTCTGATTTCCAGAAACTCTTTCGGCAGTAGCGCCGGGTCCATGCCTAGGTAATAACGAGTCCACGCGTATAGTACGCATGACATCGTCCCAAAGCAAAGAAGAAACAAGGTCGAAGACCTCGTATTCAACTCTCGGCAGCGTGAACATCTCAAAGGAGCGTTCAATTGCGATGAAATTCTCCAGGGCCATACGCGTCCTTTCAGGCGTGCATGGTAACTCGACCTTTTTGAAGCTGAGACATATCTGTCTGACAGCAGCAACCAGGTCAGAGTAAGTATCTGGGGAATCATGTACTTCAACATCGTTAATCCTTCCTGTCTCCACGTCAAAGATGCGACTGAGCATACCTTGCAAAAAAGCAGGGATTGCTCCACGTTTTCGGAAACCCTGAAAGCGTGTTGAGTCGACCGCACCTTCTGCAAGACTTCTCTCGAAGTCAGCACAGAAAGCGGGTAGGGTAATCGTTAAAAACGAGATCCCCTCATCAAAGATTCGTGATCTTATAGTTTTTAGATCACGATTGGAGACCTCAGCGACGCAGGCGTCACAAGCATCTTTGTAGATGTTGTACGCCAATTCTAGATAGTCTGCTTGTTGGCTTTTCATGTTGCCCACCGAGAGGTAGGTCGACATCCAAGCCACAGCTTCCCTTCCCCGTTATAGGGACAAACCACAACTAACCGCCTTTAGCGGCTGGATTGGTCGTCCGAGAGGAAGGCTTCGGTTTCGAAGCAGAGGTTTTACCCTTTTGCTTCTTATCCGACGCAGATGACTTGCTCGATTCGAGTTCGTCAACTACGGTAAGAGCGGTAGCAATAAGCTTTCTAAGCTTGTTGATATTCATTCTTCAGCTCCTTTCAAGAGATTCTTCCAGACAACGTCAGCAATCAATTTAGTGTGAATCTTGTCGTTCAACCGGTAGAGAGAATTAAAACCTCTCGGTCCGATATTTACGAAAGACCGCGCAAAATCAAGTTGCCTACGTGTTAAAGTGAAAAGTGTACGGTGAAACGGAAGGAGAATTAACCCTCCCGAAACAAGAGTGAGATACTCGAATGCGGTGTTCCAGACGAACTGTCCGGAAACAACGACTCAGGACTCACTTCCGTACATCTTATCCACCATGGCGGCGTTAAGCCAGGCTTGAAACCCGGCAACGAGCTGTTCGCACTGCACCATCGAAAAACCGGCAGTAGGCCGGTCGATTTGTGTAGATACGACAAGGGTTTCGAAATCGTTGACAGCAGTCAACGGATCCGCAACCACTGCGCGCTGCGTGAACGTCACCAAACTTCTGATGCGGGACTTTTTGTCCTTCTTCACCGAAGTATGGCGAATGTCCAGAGTGAAACTCTGGTCCGAGAGCTGATAGACGGCATGTTGGCCTTCTGTCAGGATCTTCGGCATCACCTTCGCAACAGCATTTACAGTGATGGTTTGTGGATCGGAAAGCATGTGGATTGACCTCCTAGAAAATGGAGAGTTAATACATGGTGAACATTTCCTTTCTCAAGGGAAACGCGGACTATGCACCACGCGAGATATACCCTGAGTTCGACCGGCTTATGCCGATCGCACCAAGGATGCTCCATTGCTTGGGAGACAAAGTCTTCCAAGGCGTGTTGAACCCATATGGACCGTCGGCCAACTTACGCTGCTTCATGAGCAGGCGGCGCTGGAAATTTAGCGTCAAAGGGCCCGAGTAGAAGTTAAGAAACGAAGTCTTCGTCATAACTTTCTCTAGGGACTCCATCGTATAGAGGCCACGGGAGACTATGCCGTCTTGAACGAAGTCATCGAGGCGTTGGAGATGATCTCCAAGCCCGGTGAACCAGTCCACGGCCCAAGTCCACGGTGTAATCTTATAGAGCAGAGTCGGAGTAATACGGGCGCCGTACAGCGTTAGTAATCGCTGTCCGGCATTCCACATATCGAAAGAAGAATCATCGAACGTGGATACGTCAAACTCCGGGCGGTAATACTTAAACTGGCCAGATGCCCAAACAGTACGTTTTGTAGTCGTATTGAATGAACAAAAGCCAGACAATAAGCTTCCGCCAAAATTCATAGGCTGACACATGCCAAAGTTGCGGGAATCTAACATCGATGAAGATGGTATGGTTCCACTATCAACCCCGGACATGATATCAGCTGTCTGAGTCTCTGTCTGCTCAAGGACTCTTTTCTTTCTCACCCATTGGCCATTGTCACGAGTTATCGCGGCAATGTACTCAACGGTGTGATTCCAGACGTCATAAAGCTTCTGGAGATCACTGATGAAAGGAACCCAACCGAAGTTGTGGTTAAGAAAGTGGTCCGCGGCTTCAGTAGGCCGCATTATCGGGACCATTGCCTTAGAACCTGCAATCGAGAGCCATTCGCGGTTGAACAGCTCTGCTGAGGTCTTTAGCTGACCCGGCAAATCTTTCAGCTCGTAAATGAACTGAGCGAGACCAGCTTTCGGTATGGACGGCTTGAGTTTATCCCAAGCCGCAGAGTCATACTCATTCAGGTTGGAAAAAGTCGCAAAGGACGTTGATTGGATACTGTCATAAGACGGTCCCATCCAAAACCCATTGTCGACGAAGGACCCTTCATAGAAGCTTTGGCCCGTCGAAGACGAGTTGAAGCCTCCATATCGGCCAAACCCAACCCTGCGTGATGCAGGAAGGAGATAAGTAAATGATCTAAATGGCCCACCGCCAGTGTAAGGAGGTCCTGGATTCGTTTGATCCCAGGTCTCTTGCCAATGGCGTGTAGGTTTCATTGAGTCACTCCCACAGGTAACATTGACCCGGGAACCCGGTACAGTAGTACCGTTTAATCTCAGGTATTGAACACCTAAGATAGTTGACGCGGAGATCTGACGGTCACGCTTCTTATTAATAAAGAAGCCTGACGCGAGGTCACGTTCTCTATGTCTAGAGAACGTACCGAAGTATTTTCTGGGCGGTTTTCTCCCTTTCCTCCGTTTCCGTTTGATCTTAATGATCTCACGGCGCGGATTTAAGAGATTAGCCAAACCAGAACCTACTCCCCCTCTCCGTGGATTCGAGACGCCTACGCCGAAAAATTCAAATCGACGAAAGCGTCTTAACTCACGAGGACTCAAGATCGTATCATCTCTACCCTGAATGGGCATAAGAAAAACCTCCACAAAGATTCAATGGCCCTCATCGCTGAGAGACCAAAGGCACCCC